ATTGATCGTAGCTGACAATGTACTACGTGGTAAGGTTCCTGACTTAACTAAGGGTGCAACACACTACCATGCAAGGTACGTTAACCCGTACTGGAGTGCATCACTCAATACTACTGTGACTTATGGGTCACACAAGTTCTATGAATAGCTTACCGTTACTAGTATAGGTGGACATACCACTACAACTATGGCACAGTTGCCGTACAACCAAACATAAGGAGAACAATATGCCGTTTGATATTCCAGAGTACCTAGACTTTGATGTAGCCTTTGAGCCTACACGAATGAAGGATAAGAAGTACGTAATAAATCAAGAGACAGCAGAACCTATTGGTATTGTTGGTAATTCTTTCCAGTGTGCATCACATGGAGACTTCTTTCGTGGTGTCGTTGACACTGCAACGGAGACACTAAATGCTCATGACCTAGAAGATGCAGACTTTTCTTTTAGTACTGCCCGTAATGGTGCATGGGCTATGCTTGACATTACCCTGCCTAACGTCACCAAAACTATCGTAACAGATAAGTTTGAGACATCTGTAGGTAACAGGATTGTTAGTCTGCATGGGGTTGATGGATCGTGTAGCAATCAGGCTTTCTTTGGTGCGATTGATTTCTTCTGCACTAATGGTTGCATCAGTGGTGATCACGACAAGGTGCGTAAGAAGAACACATCTAACTTTACAATGAATAGTTTTATCTATGAATTGAATAGAGCTAGGACGGACTTCTATACTCATGCAGAAAAGATGCAGGTATGGGCGCAGACTAGCCTCAAGTATGTAGATGTAAGCTCATTGCTTGAGAGTATGCTGGCCTCTAAGCGTAAGTCTGAGAAGATGTACAGCTTGTACATGAGTGAGGCAGCAACCCGTGGTCATAATAAGTTTGCTTTGTATAGTGCTATGACTAACTATGCTACCTATGCAGACGAACGTAATGGGTTCAACCTACGTAACACTGGCAACGACACACAGGCTATGTCTATGTGGTCACGTGAGCAAGAGGTATCTAAGTGGGTCAGCGATAAACTTTTCGTTGAGTTGGAAGCCGCTTAATGGCGAAGCTACCTAGGTACGTACAAGAAAGGGTGTCACCTTCGGGTGACATCTCCTACCGTTTCAACCCACCGCAAGCTCTTGTAGATGAGGACATAGTTGTACGAGAGGAGTATGGCTCTGACCTCAAGCAGGTGCGACAACTTGTCAAGGTACACAACGATGCCATTGATACGTATCGTGAGGAGTTAGCAAAGGTTGCACAAATAAAACCAAGCAGTAGAGTTACTGACTTAATAAATATGTACTATCAATCTAACGATTTCAATATGTTACGTACTAATACTAAAGTGGATTACAGATACTTCCTTACAGTTCTCCACCAGAGTTTAGGTACACGTAAGTATGAGAAGGTGACATCGAAGATGGCTAAGGCTACGTATGAAGGGTGGGTTAAGCGTGGCATTAGCTTTGCTAATCATGCCGCAACCTGTGCCAGTAGGGTGTACAACTATGCAATTAAGATGGAGCATACACATCAGAACCCTTGGTCTAAGATTGAAAGGTACAGCACACCACAACGCAAGGTAGTGTGGAGACACGAAGATGTAATCAAGTTTCTTGATACAGCATACAGTGACTACGAGTACAGAAGTATCGGCTTGATAGTACAGATGGCATACGAATGGTGTCAACGACTAGGCGATATGCGTACACTACAGTGGAGTAACCTTGACCTACAGGGTAGGGTACTTAAACTAGAACAAAGTAAACGTAGGGCTGACGTAGAGCTTCCCATCTCAACTGAGCTAACAGACATGCTGATTGAACAGTCAGTGCAGTTTGGGTTTCAATCATACGTAGCACCACATCCAAGGTCAGTGATGGGTGAGTACAAACCGTATGCAATGGAGCGACTGTCTAAGGTAGGGCGCAGGGTAATGAGGCTGGCTAAACTGCCAGAAGAACTACGGCTGATGGATCTACGTAGGACAGGGGTGACACAGATGATTGACAAAGGTGTACCAATAGGGCAACTAATGTCAGTGACAGGCCACAATAATGTGTCTTCTGTGAAACCATATATGAAGCATACATACGATGCTGCAAATAATGCCTTGACACAGAGAAACGTTACTGTACAATCGAGTACTTAACGAGTAACAAAGAAAGTGATATAACATATGAATATAAATAATATCATAAGTGATCTATCACTAGTAAGTGGTGAGACAAGACGTATGACTTGCCCATCATGTAATACTAAGAACACATTCACTGTTACCAATAACATGGGTTCTGTTGTATGGAATTGTTACAAGGCAAGTTGTTCATTGTCAGGTGGTACTAACGTAGCACTGACAGCAGATGACATACGAAAGTCTCTTGGCTTTGTTGCAGAAGAGACACACGTTGCAACATTCGTTAAACCTGAATGGTTTGTGCGAGACTACAGTAAGATACAAGACTTCTGTTCTGAGTGGGCTATCAACCCACAAGGTCTAGGGCTATTGTACGATGTTAAGGAAGATCGTGTGGTGTTCCCTGTTGTACATGGCGGAGTTATGGTAGACGCCACAGGCAGATCATTGGGTAGGAAGCTACCTAAATGGAAACGGTATGGAAAAAGTCACTTGCCATACGTGTCTGGTCGTGGTAAAACTGCTGTAGTTGTTGAGGACTGCGTAAGTGCTGCAGTTGTGGGCGAGAGTGATGTATGTGTTGGGGTAGCAGTGTTGGGTACATCACTATCCATTGGACACAAGGAATACTTATCGCAGTTCTCAACGACAATCATTGCATTAGACCCCGATGCATTACCTAAGACATTACAATTTGCGAAAGAATTACGTGGCTATGTAGATACCGTCAAGGTACTACGACTAAAAGATGACCTCAAATACAGAGAGCCAACCGACTTGGCTAACCTTTCAACACTAGGAGAATAACAATGGAACTATCCCTCATCCGTAGCCTTATGGACAAAGAATTTTATGACGATCACAAGGGCGCACGTTGCCCCGATCGTTTGTTCAGCAAGGATGTACGCAAGATCAAGCAAGCTATCGACAGTGCTATGGATCGGTACGAACGCACCGTTACACCAGCGGAGATCGAAGCATTGTTTATGGCAGAGAACGCCACACTAACTACCGCTCAACGTCAGGCATACAGTGTACTGTTTGGGCAGGTAAATAAGCAAGCAGTTATGGGCAGTGACATAGCACAAGACGTTCTGTCTAAGCTATTCCAACAGGTGATAGGCGAAGACATTGCCAACCTTGGATTTGATTACGTCAACGGTAGCAAGACTAGCCTTGACCCACTGCGTCAGATGCTTGAGCTATACGGTGATGACTTCACACCTAACCTACGTATTGAGTGGGAAGACATTGACCTTGATACTATCATTGCTATGACTGACCTTGAGTCACAGTGGACGTTCAACATACCGACACTCACCCGCAAGGTTGAGGGTATCAATGCTGGTCACTTGATTGAGGTAGGCGCACGGCCTAACACTGGCAAGACATCCTTCCATGCCTCACTTGTGGCTGGACCGGGCGGCTTTGCTTGGCAGGGTGCTAAGACAATCGTGTTGTGTAATGAGGAAGGCTATCACCGTGTAGCACACCGCTACATTACCGCCGCAACTGGCATGGACAAGCACGAGATCGTCAAGCGTAAGTCTGAGGCAATGACTATCTTCAACAAGATACGTGACAACATCATGTTCAAGGACGCCACAGGACGTGACATGAATTGGGTTGAGTCAGTGTGTAAGTCATACAAGCCTGACATAGTTATACTAGACATGGGTGACAAGTTCTCTCGCATGGCTGGCTTTGCACGGCCTGATGAATCACTCAAGGCTAACGCAATACAAGCAAGGCAGATAGCCAAGCAACAGGACTGCGCTGTGTTCTATATGTCTCAGCTATCTGCAGAGGCAGAGGGTAAGGTTGTACTTAACCAAGCCATGATGGAAGGTAGTCGTACAGGTAAGGCAGCAGAAGCTGACCTGATGATAATGATCTCTAAGAACCCTACGATTGAGGGTCAAGAAGAAGAAGACAACCAGCGTCACATCAACGTGGTCAAGAACAAACTGTCTGGCTGGCACGGCATTGTACACACAGACCTTGAGTACAAGATCGCAAGGTATGTATGTTAGTATTAAAGGAGATTACAAATGATTAGAGCAAATCTTATAGACTATATGGGTAGTGATCTATCCGTAGTTAATGCAGCCCGTGTATCGTTTGGTAAGCGTTCTACCTTTGGTGGTAGAGTAGGTGGACCTAACGTATTAAAAGAAGAAGACGCCAAGCTAGTACACTATCTAGCTGAACACAAACACATGTCACCCTTTGGTCACTGCTTTGTATCCTTTCACATCAAGGCTCCAATATTTGTGGCACGTCAGCTAGTCAAGCATAAGTTCTTACGTTGGAATGAGATCAGCCGTAGGTACGTCAGTGATAAACCTGAGTTCCATGAGCCTGAGATGTGGCGTAGTAAGGCAACAGATAAGAAGCAAGGCAGTGGGCCAGCGTTGAAAGATCAAGACATTAACATAGCAACAACCCAGCGTATTGTTTGGATGTTGTATGAGAGCCTATTAGCTAAGGGAGTTTGTGAAGAGCAAGCACGAATGGTGTTGCCACAAAACACCATGACAGAATGGTACTGGTCTGGATCACTTGACGCCTTTGCAGATATGTGTAATCTTAGGACAAAGAATGATACACAATGGGAGACACGGGACGTAGCGTTTCAGATAGACGCAGAGATGCAGAACCTATACCCTGTGTCTTGGTTAGCTTTAACAAGAGGAATACAATAATGAAACGTGATATTAGACCTATGACAGACGATGAACGACAAGCATCCATATACAGAGGGAGAGTTAACATGCCAACTAAATCATCTAATTCAGAGATAAGATTATACAATGCCATGCAAGCAAACGACTTAACAATTGATGAGGCTATTATTGCAATGGAACAATTTAGAGACAGCTTGAATGTAGAAAAAGTAATACGACAGGACATAGGGGTTGACATGACACAAGATATATACGATAACAACTTTGTAATACTGGATGAATGGGACACATGGTCCGACTAGAGGGAGATGATATGAAACACTTAACCCTAGACGTAGAGAACACAGTGGTCAAACGGAATGGTAAGTTACACCTTGATCCGTTTGAGCCATCTAATACATTGGTTATGGTAGGTATGCTAGATGATCTTGGAAACGAAGACATTATAACTTTTGATCACTCAGAGCAACAGCCTACCACAGAGGGGCGGCGCATAGTGCAAGACGCATTAGATGCCACCTCTCTACTTATTGCACACAACGCACCGCACGATCTACTGTGGCTATGGGAGTCAGGGTTTGTGTATGACGGTGCGGTATTTGATACCATGTTGGGTGAGTACG